GCCGAGTCGAGTTGATAGCATGAACAGAATGATCCATGCAACCAAAGCTGATTTACCGATGCCTCGACCGGAGGCGACTGCGAGACGATACATCTCAGGCAAATCAATCACTTCATTGCGCTGTATATGCGTTGCAATGTCTCGTAAAATTTTTTCTTGCCACTTACGCGGACCTGTGAAGTCTTCGAGGGGGGTGTTTTCTTGCCCCCATGGGAACGCATAACGCACAAAGTTCAAAGGATCATCTTTGATCGTAAGCGACCAGAGCTGTGTCATGAGTTGTTCTTCTTGTTCTGCTGAGTATTTCATATCAAAAAAAATTACAAAAAATTAGTTACACGTCTGCAAAAACAACGCACCCGCGTTGCGTCCGATGGGGGGTGTCCGCACCTCATTTCCTCTATGGTTTTTCATCATCTTCTGATGTCAGTTTCTTAGAGAGAAGTTGACTATCGCTTTGTCCATTGACGTTGCGAGCTGTTTCAATCTTGCGAGTCGAAGTAGGTTCTAAATCAATGATGCGTTTTTGTGCGTTCTGCAAAACTTTATTCAAACTGATCTGATGCTCGACAGTCTCATGAACTCTGTCTTTCCAGTTGTCTGCGTCTCTATTTTTTAAGAAAAACACTTGAGCGCTCACGTTAGGGTCTTTGCCTGCTCGTCCTGTCGCAGAATCGAAGAGAGCAGAAGCAACTTCGTCAATGGCTTTTGTCTTGCCTCTCTTTAAAGCAATGTCAAATTTTGCAGAATCGCGTTTTCTTCTAGCGATCGTGGAGAGTGAAACCCCAAAGGATTCAGCGATCTTAGACTCTGAGATTCCCAAGCCAGCCATTCTCGCCACTTCTTTTAATTCATCGTCATTAAATTTTATTCGCTTCCTTCCAGCGCCTTTTGGGTTCTTTTCAGTCTTTTCTGCCATTTAATTACTCACAAACCTTACAAGCATCGTTTGAATCATCGATCAATTCTCCTGTTTTAAGAGTCTCTTGTATTCGATACGCTAACTCTTTACCAACAAAGCCACGATGACTCCAGTATTTTGCAACAGTCTCAACGCTTATGGTTTCATTGTCTATTATACGTTTGTTATTTGTAAAATTAATGTTGTTCGCTTTCTCTCTGTCTTCAGCATCGTAACCTTTTCTGTACTGATTATTTATAGATGAAACAGCCTCTAATAAAGAAAGATTGTTGTTTGAGAATTCTATAAAAGCATTTATGTCTTTAGGAAAACATGCACCACCGAAACCTCTTCTTCGATTATTGTCTGCAACTTTTGTATGCGATGTATCAATTCTGTCGTCTGCTGTTATTGCAGAAACAATCTTTTCATAATCACAATCATATTGATTAACTAAATCATAAAGTTGATTAAAGAAAATAACTTTCATCGCTAAAAAACTATTGACTGAGTATTTAACAAACGAAGCCTCTTCAGCACTCATATGAACAAAATCACTTGAGACACATCTTGAATGATTCGCATAGATCTCTGAAAGTTTCTTTGTTGCTACATCTGAGCCACCAAGCACATGATGATCAGCGTTGATAAAATCATGATTTGAGTTTCTTTCTGTCAAGAACTCTGGGTTGTAAACAAATCGATCTGCGTCAATGAAAGACAGAAAGTTACTCACTATATTTGGAGTAATAGTTGATTTAACGACAATCAAACTATTTGTTTCTCTGCAAAGATAATCAACAACATGCTCTACAACCTTGCTGTCTATCTCTTTGTTATCTTTCATAGGAGTTGGAACTGAAACAAAAGAAACGTCAGCTTCAAAAGAATTGAGATCCTCTAGTGTTGTATTGTAGATAGGATCAATTATTAAAAGTTCAACGCCACTTGTTCTGAACGCGTTGTCTATTGCTTTTCCAACAAAGCCATGCCCAATTATCGCTATTTTCATATATATAAGCCTCTGTTATTTGTAATTTTCATTTATTCTTTTAGATCAATCAATAGTTGTTCAAATGTTTTCTCTTGCAACGCTTCGCAATAATCGATGACTTTCACTCCTTTCTGGCGTTGACCTTTGTTTTTGAGAAAGTAAATGCAGTTCGATCTCAAACAAACAAGTGCAAACACTTGACACACATCTTTGCTGTAGACTCTTTTGCCTTTCTTTACGAAGTTAAACTTGTATCGCTCATGTGTTCTGCTTTCTTCTTTTTGTGCGTTATAAGCAGATTTAACTTGTACTCCGTAGAACTTGTCATCAATTTGTATCACTAAATCTCGATTGCTGTTAATAGTAGAGGGTGAGAAGCAAGGAATACCCTTCATCATGAAGAATATTTCTACTAGCTTTTCGCCTGCGCTTCCACGCTGATTTTTATAATGTGCCAATCAAACTACCTCATCTTGTAATGCGACACCCTCTATATCTTTATTTGTTATTGGTTTTCTCGATTTAATTTCAACATTGCCAAAACTTTTGAATCTCTTTTTGATATCAAATACATCTTCATCAATCAGTGCTAATAACTCTCTGACGCTAAAATACAAGCTCGGAGTTTCTTTATGTGACATTGCACAAGCTTTCGGTAATTCTTCAGCATCTTGAACAACAATGATTTGCAAGTCATTGTGCGGATGCTTAACAACCCACATTGATGGACTTAACTCTTCGAATCCTCTGAATTTTGCATAATCAATAAACTTATCAAAGCCACGAACCATGCTTTCGCTGTAAGTCAGTATCTTCTCATCATCAAACTTAGATCGCGCATCATCGAGCATTTGTATCAAACGTCTCATGTTCTTTTGATCGTCTATCGATTGCAGTTCTATTAATCGTTCATAACCCCAATCACAGTTCACTTGAACTTTTCGCTTCAGATAGTTCGTATATGCTTCAGTAGATCTATTCTTCAGATCTTGACTGACTTTACGATACATATGAGGCTGAACTGCTTTCTTCTTATACATATATAAGACTCAAAAAGAATAAACAAAAAATACTGACAAAATGGTCCCGACAACGACTACGACTCTTATAGAGTCTGTCGTAGTGTCGCTGTGTCGGCGCAATGTCGTGCTTCGTGTCGGAAGTCGTGTCGCAGATTTTGTATGTTGTTGATATTGTTATCATTTGTTTTTTACTCGATGACGTAGAGCGATGTCGCAAGCATTTTGAAACTGCACTGAAAAAAACACGTTTTGCGTCAAGCTTTTGACGCTATTTTGCTCTATTTTGTTGTTATCAAACAACATATGCTCTCTTTTTGTTGAAAACGCACACAAAATACAAATCGTCTTGAGAGTCGTTGATGACTTTGTGAAAAACATTGTCTTCAATAAGAACGACATCATTGCTTTTAACGTCTATTGTTTCGTTGTCTAGCTTCATTTTTCCTTGCCCTTGTACGAAAAAATATATTTCTTCTTGACCTTCGTGAGAATGACCTGTTGTTTGTTTGTTTGCTTTTAGTCTTGTGCTACTCAGCGTCAAGTCTCTTAGTCTTGTGTTGTCTTTAACGATGTATCGATCATCTTGTTTGACTAAATCGCCTTGTATGTTTTGTATATTGAGCTTCATACTAAAAAGGTGGTTCTTCATCGATCAGTTTATTGCTCTTTGCATAAGCAATATCACGCTCAATTGTTCTTACTGACACGCCTGTTTTGCTTGAAATTGCATCTTTGTCAGCTCCGTCATTGATCATTTGTGCAACGACTTCACGTCTCATCTCAAGATCGTCTTTGTCTTTTGACATGACTCCGTTTGAGTAGAGCCACGCAATTGGCAGTGCATCTTTACCATAGAAATGACGCGTCTTTTCAAATGACCACTTAAATGACGTTTCATACGTTTCAGCGTCAATGTCGAGTAGGGCGTCTGAATCGTTGTTTGCCAGCTCTGTCTTGATAACGCCGTCAAGCACTACGGTCTTACTCATGCTTCCGAGCTGGGTGCCTGCTTTTGATGAATGATGAACGAACCATGCGACACGATCTTGTTGACGCAACTTAAGTAATAACGGTTGCACGTCAGATACCCATTCGTCTGCTTGATTCGAGTCGGTCATAGAAGTCAATGTTAATAGGTTGTCTAAAATCACTACCGCTGGATCTATTTTTTCGATCATGTCCCAGAACCATGTTTTTCCTTCTTCTGTATTGAGTGGTAACAATCCATGCTCTTGATCGTGATGTGACACGATAAATAAGTTCTTTTCTACGCGTTGTATAAGCTCTTTTTGTCTCTCGAAAGACTCAGCACTAAACATGTTGAGTTGTTGATTCAGACGTTCTTGCATCGCGTTTGGTGGCATTTCTGCATCGATATAAACGACTTTGACAGCGTTCGGTATCTTGTAATGACCGAAGTTGTAGCCTGACGCGAGTGCGATTGACATGACAGAAGTTCCTAGAGATTTGCAATGCCCGGGAGCGCCGTGAATCATGAAAAGATTTGATCTCGCCATGAGATTCTCAATGAGCCATACTTTCGGTGGATACTCAATGTCTTTAAACGCTTTGTAATCGTGATAAACGACAGTGTGTGACGCTTCTTTGTGATATTCGTTGTCTCTCGCATACTTAACGACATCAAAGTATTCTTGTCGCTCATAAGCATCGTATAGATCGTCTTTTTCGTCCCAGTGCGTTGGCGGTTTTACAATGCTCGTTTTAATGTTCAACGATTCGAGCTTTTCTTTTAATGCGATAGCACAATCGAATCCTGCATCGTCATTGTCAGGAAAAACAATCACTTCATTAAAGTCTTTGAGCTGTGTCCAGTTGCTTTGCTCTAGTGCTGAGACTCCGCCGTGCCATGCACAGATGATGTTTTCTTTTGCGAGTTCTTTTGCACCGAGAAACGCTTTTTCGCCTTCAACTACGATGACGGGCTTCGCTGAATCGCCTTCACTTAATAATAGTGGCATCAAAGTATTCGGTCTTTTCATGATCCAGTTATTTGCATCAACCCGCGTGAAAGGACGATAAATCTTACCTTCAAATCGCATCGTGCAGAATGAATCGCTGAAGCGAGAATAGATCTCTGCTTTCTCTGCAAGCGCTCGCATCTCGTCTGAGCTGTACTCTTTGCTCTTGATCTGTGTGTCGTTGTTTCTCACTGGCGGTAGTTTTTGTTCAGTGATACCGAGTGTTTCTAAGAATTCTGTGATGCTTGATTCACCTCGCTCTCTTTGTATGAGTGAGAGCATGCCACCACCTTCTTCGTTTTCGTGATCGTAGAATGTGCCTTTAGAGAGATCTATAGAGAGTGAGCCTTTGCGACCGAACCTTAGTTCTTTGTCGCTACTGAGCTTCTCGTTGGGTGATCCTAGAAGTGCAATCGCAATCTGTTCTGCGTGTAATGCTACGTCAATCATACTGTTATAAACTCTATGTTTTTACAAAAATAGTTAATGGTTTTTGATAATCCTTCTCTCAGCTCTATTTTGGGCTTCCAGTCGAGTTCAAATGACGCAAGACTAATATCAGGCTTTCTTCTTACAGGATCATCTTGTGGTATATCGCAATGCTCAATCTCGCTTTCTGTTTTTGTCAACGCAACGACAAGATCAGCGAGTTCAAGCATCGTAAATTCGTTAGGATTGCCCAAATTAACAGGGCTTTTGTTGTATCTTGAGCGCATCAATTTCATTAGCGCTTCAATCAAATCATCAACATAACAGAAAGAGCGTGTTTGCTGTCCGTCTCCGTAGATTGTTATGTTTTCATTGTTGATTGCTTGTACGACAAAATTTGAAACAACGCGACCATCGTTTGCGTTCATGTTGGGCCCATAAGTGTTGAAAATTCTTGCGACACGAATATCGACATTCTTCTCGCGTTGATAATCAAAGAAAAGCGTTTCTGCTGATCGCTTTCCTTCATCGTAACAGGCGCGTATTCCTGTTGGGTTGACATTGCCGTAATATTGTTCGACTTGTGGGTGCATCGTAGGGTCACCATAGACTTCGCTTGTCGATGCTTGTAGTACAGTTGCAGAGTTCTTTTGTGCAAGATCTAAGACGTTGAGAGCGCCTATGACACATGTTTTCAATGTCTTAATAGGGTCGCTCTGATAATGCACAGGACTCGCCGGGCAAGCTAAATTATAGATCTCGTCAACATTCAAATTTATTGCTTCTGCAACATCGTGTTCAACGAACTCAAATTGTTGCAAATGATTAATGTTTGCTATGTTTGTAGTTGATCCAGTTGAGAAGTCGTCTAAGCAAATAACGTAACTGTCATCATCGATGAGTGCTTTACATAGGTGACTTCCTAAAAAGCCAGCACCGCCAGTTACAAGTACGCGTTTTTTGTCGAATTGATTTCTCATTGTTCCTTGTTTTAAAAGGATGTAGAGAGCCGAGGAGGGTCAAACATGTAATATTTGGCTCTCTACACCATTTGAGGGTTACTTCAAAACGGAATTTCTTCTGTCTCTTGTTGCGATATTGCAGAGCCATTCGTTTTGCTCTCATCAAGCGCTGTCTCTTCAGACGCACTTGCTGTTGCTTCGAATGAATCGTCAGCTCGCCAACCTTGAATTTCAAACTCAGGTATTCGAGAGTTGCCTTTGCCGTATGCGACTGCTGTTGATCCTTTGTATTCTACGACAGCAACTTTGCCTGCATTTTCAGCAATTTGAGGATGCAACGCTGTATATAAAGCAAGAAAGCCTTGCGAGACACCTTTCGATGTTGATGACCATGTTCTTACACCGAGATCTTTCGTGTAAAGATCGACAGAAAAGCCTCTTTTGTATTCGAGTTTTTGTTCTTCAGTGAGAAGGGTCCCATCATTGCGCTGTGTCGGTAGCGATTTACGAATTCCTACTTCATCGTCCCAGTGCCAATCAGGTGAAAATCCTTCACTGATCCAGCCCCAACCGCTTTTGATTGAGTTCGGATCAAGTAAAAATTTTTCAACTGTTACTTCATCGTCACCTGCTTTCCAGCCATTGACGCTTGGCATGTATCTTACATATTTTCGTCCGTCCATATTATCCTCTAGTCCTAGTAAATCACCCATAGTTTTTCTCCTTAATTAGATGGTTATTATTAAAATGAAAACGACTGCAACTGTTATGAGCGCAATCAGTTTTTCAAAATCATTGTTGTTGTAATGCATCAAATTCTTTTTCACTTATTTCTGTTAGCTTCATTCCGTAATTATTTATTCCTTCTGGTATTTCAACTCCTTGTTTGCGTATGAGCTGATTGTTTCTAAATGATGAGTAATCGACATGATGCTGATAACGACCAAACTTCCAGCTGACAGTGCAAACGTCAGGATGTTGATCGACAAGTGATTGCGCCATTTGCAATCGACCATCGTCTGCATAAAGCTCGTCTGTGTTACCGCCTTTCATTTGCATGGTTCCTGTTTTGTAGCCTAGAAACGCATTGAATAAGATTGTGCAAAACCCATCTTTTAAGACACGCAAGCAAAGATCTGTGTCTTCGTTGTAACGTCCTCTCCAACGATGTTGTAGATCGTTTCTTATCAATAGCATTGAATAAACGCGTGTATTTAAATAATAAGGCGGTACAGCCGATGCCGCATTTGCAAAGAAGCCATAATTAAATCCTGAAATACCTACATTTTCATAACGCTCTGTAAAATCTTCTGCACATTTGAATATTGTTCCTGAAGCGACTCTGATCTTTGCATTGCGATTCAGTCTCAAAAAACTTGCAATGTTGTCGTCAAGAATCCAATGTCTTTCATATCCTCTCTCTATCGAATCTTCCCAAACCCAGTTTCGAGCAGGGATACTGCCTTGTCCTAAATTGCTGAAAGGAAGAACCTTGATCTTCTCTTCATCAATGTGTTCGTTGTACGCATCAAATTCTTGTTGCTCAATCACAATATGATAGGGAACATTCAAGCGCTCTAATTCTTTTTGCGTGAGTCTTGAGTCTGCTCTTCCTTTAGAAATGATGTAGACAGGGTATTTAGGATTCATCGATATACCTCTTGTACTTGTTTCTAAATTTAGGAAAAGCCGGATACCAAACACTTTTTGTCAAAGGTGTCAGGTTTTGTTCAATCAGATCTGCAAATTTTTTGTAATCTAATTCGTCTCTGAAACGAATAGTGATCTCTGCGTAAGGCTCAACTTGCAATTGCAAAAACTCAGGCATGTTTTGCCATTCGATTTCCCATGGCTCTTGCTCAAGTTCTTCAAGTAAAAACAATTGTTTCTCATCTTTCATCAGTGAATCACTCGCTCATGAAACTCACTACACAATTGCTCGAAGCGCTCATTGATGTAATCTTCGTATTCGAGATGTTCTTTCTCGTTTGATTTGCAATACTTGACATATTCTTCGTGCATCCATTTGACGAAGTCTAAGAACTCATCGAAATGTCTGTTCTTAATATCAGACATCACTACGAGCTTTAATGAAGCCAATGAATAGATAAATAAATTGATCAAAGTGCATACGAGCAGGGTATTCGCTGAACTCGACATCGTAACTTTCATCGACAAAGTTAAACATCATCACAGGAAACTGAACTTGTATGTCTTGATAGTCGTACTTGTAAATCAGAATCGGTATCTCTTGTCTCTCTTCACAGACATCACAGACTTGTTTCCACCATTCGTTGCGTGGTAAATCATTCGCTTGTTTCGCATATCGCTTACATTCTATTTGAAAATTATCAAGCCCAACGAGATCTGCGCCGCCATCTCTTGTTTGATTCAGGTTGCGCTCAAGAGAGTAGGGCAGATGATAGTTCTCAAGCTCACGATTGATCATGTTCTTGATCGTGTTTTCAAATGAATGTCCTTTTACTCTACTAGCTTTCGACACGTTCTTTCTCTTCTCTTAATGCTCTGCGCAACATGTTACTGATAAGATCTTTAATCTTCTGTTGCTTGAAATCCGCCAATGCGCGGACTTCTTGGTGCAAGTCTTCATCGATCCACAGTGCTTTTTTTGTTTCTTGTTCGCTCATCTTTTGCAAGTCAATAAATTCAGTATCAAACAGACGTATGTTATTAGTAATGTGTCAATATTAAATATATATTTTTATATATTACAATTTGAATATAGATGATGAACAGATGACAAAGTGATAAATAATGGTTGTTTACTGATAACAGTCGTGTATTATTATATATATTAATAATTAGTTTTTTATAGGAGAACGAAATGAAACACTTTAAAGAAAGAGAATTTAATTTATTTAATTATATGTGTGACATTCTCTACGATTTTTACGAAAGAAATGATTTAGAGCATCTATGCGCATTAGACTCTTTAGCAGTAGGTAATTATAAAAACACAAAACAATATTTGTTTTTACAAAGATTTAGTGATGTTTGGGAAAGGGTAGAGCAAAGAGAAATAAGTAAATAATAATTTCATCTATATAGGAGAACGAAATGAAAAAAACAAAACACTGGGAAGATTTAACTGAAGAAACGCAGTCAAAAGTCATGAGCTTATATTGTCAATTAGATGATCTTGAGACTAACTCAAAAGAGTTCAAGCGTATAACACTAGAGCTTGACAACATAAGAAAAGAAAACGGAATCACATACAAAGAAGCATGGATCGGTGGTATTTAATTTCATTTATAAAGGAGAACGAAATGAAAGCTAGTTTAAAAGCAAAAATAATTATGCAAAAGCGTGAGAAATTGCTTTCTGCAAATATAGATGATTTCATCGATTTTCAAGAACATCTTTTTGATGTTTACAAAATAGATGATTCTGATTTCGATAAAATGTCATACGATGGAATTATCAAGTACATAGAGCGAAAGATCATCGATTACGATAATTTATATCAAGCAAAACTTGACGATGCTTTAAACTCAGGAGACGAAAGACAGATAAAATATGCTGAGTTTTACAATTCATTTAAAGATAGTCATAAAACTTTCAGAGACTAATCAGGAGTAAAAATGAAACGCAAAAAGCGTGACAAAACGCACAGCAAAATCGTCACACTCATTCGACTCAATAAACATGAGAGCGAACTTTCATTAGCTGAGAGAAGAAAGCTCATTAAAAAGCAACGCGCAGAGATCGAAGACTATCTCGGATCAGGCGCACACAAACACAAAGAAAGAAAGTGGCATTACGTTGAAATGCATCACAGCAATCCGAATCATATGCCTGCGTTTGAGAAAGCGATCAAACACGCAATACGCAAAAGAGCAGACATTGTTCTGAATCGTATCGGCACACGCATGAAGAATCTCAAGTTCATCGATCTCGTTTATGACGCGAGCGAGAATCATAGCGTTAATTTTTATGTGTGCTATCAGAGCGAAAAACCGATCGATGCGAGCGTTCTAGTTGCAATCAGTAATGAGCATAGAGCAGAAGTGTCTCGCAACACGAAATACGCACTCGCAAAGCTCAAACGCAAAGGAGTAAAGCTCGGATCAAAAGACATCGACAAGCTCACTGAACACGCAGTCAAATCGCACACAGACAAGCGCTTAGAGTTTGCTGTGAAGATGCGACCTGTTGTTGAAGAGATACAACAATACGGCGCAACAACGCTCACAGAGATTGCGAAAGCGCTCAATAATCGTGAGATTAAAACGCGATACAAGTCACACAAGTCGAGCTGGCACGCTTCAACAGTCAGCAACTTACTTAAAAGCATAAAAGAACTGAAAGAGGGAGAGAAATCATGAGAGAAAGTAAACGATATGAGAGCATCGATGCGTTGATTGAGTCCTCACCTTATCGAGATGAGCCCGACAAAAACGAAGTCCTGAAACTGTTTTCAGGCGCAATGCTATTAAGAATGTTGCATCACGATGCTCGAAAAATAAACGGAAGCAAAGAGGCGATTCAGCTGGGAATGTTTGTGAGTGAGAGTGGATATCTAGCTGTACAACTGCTGGTCTCAGTGATTCTTCTGCGTG